TAATCCGAAACCTTAGAGTAAACGCCTTTGACTTCTAACTTTGCATAGTCGGCCATTACTCAGCCCCATGCTCTTCCAGGCAGGTAACAATGGCGTCCTTTAAGGATGAAACAAATTCCTCCTTATCGCCTTCTTTCGCGGCATCAAATGCAGATTCGGCAGACTCAGCAAAGGCTTCGCTGTACTCTCCACCCTCTTCTTCGTCTTCTTCGTCCCTGTAGTCTTCTTCTTCGTCCTTGACCTTACCCTTGGGGCCTTTACTACCAAGCATAATCGCAAGAACGTTTTTACCCTTCTTAGGCATAAGTCTCTCCAGAATAAAAACAGAGGGGCACTAGGCCCCCCTGCCAAGTTTATCTTAGGTGTCTACTTCCCAGATAGTAATGAAACTGAACGTCGTATCACCGTCAGTCCCATCCGAAACGGCATTACCCTGGAATACAATGGATGGACCAGCAGTGCCATCGGTGTGAGTAATCGTACCCACGTGCATTGTATCACCAGAAGCAAGAGACGATGCGGTGACCGCAATTAGCGTGTCGTATGCACGATCGAAAGTAACGGTAGTAGTACCAGTTCCTCCATCGGCAATCGAAAAGCCCTTACCAGAAGTAATTGATTGATCTCCAGACTGGACAACACGGCCAGCAATAATAACAACGTCTTTTCCTTCATTGGAATTAACAAAAGCCATTTTAGTCTCCTTACGCTAAAGCTACGCGGCAGTTAAAGCCAGGCGCCTTGCAGATAAGATTTCCGTAGTATCCCCATCGGTATTCTACACCATCTTCATTAGACTGACGAATGCCTTTAAGCCCATCAAAATCAAGAAGTCGCGGAGCAGGCCCGAGAGACTTCAATTCCCAAGTATCCAATTGCAGCAAGTAACCTACGTTAATAGGGCAGTTGTGATCTGCAAAGACATCAACCATTCCAGTAGGAGTGGCAATGCTAATACTTGAAAATCCAAAGATTCCAGCCTTGTCTTTTGGGTCATAACGACGACGGTTATTAGCACCAGCCACCGCTGCACGACCTTCAAGATCAAGAGCCAATTCAGCCCAATCAGTAGGGTTTATAAACATTGCATCAGGACGACCACCCTCGCGGGAAGTTCTTACTGCTGCTTTAATGATAGTATCATGAACCGCTGTAGCATAAGATTCCCGCTGCCCACCAAGACGAGTAGCGTGAGCAGTTCGGTCAAGACCAAAGAATGCCCCAGAACCGACGGTTGAAGGAATCCAGGCATCAAGACCAGCCATCTTCGTTAATGCAGTTGTAGAACCAGAGCCATCCCCCTCAACATAAAAGAAATCATCTACTGAGAGATCAGGAATACCTACAGTTAGATTAACATTGGTTGTAAGAGTATCACCACTAATAGCAGTAACCTCAAGAACACCATCATAAAGAGCACTACCATCAGTAGCACTTGCCTTAAGACGCATTCCTACTTCAAAGTTAACGCCGTGGCCATCAACCAAGACAAGCGTTGTTCCGGCGCCAGTAAATGTAGAAGCATGAACTTGCCCAATTGAACCAGTACCGCTTCGGTAAATATCACGACCCATCGCACGAGATAGAGCATGAAGAGCCGAATCAGTCTTAGATTTTGCAACGTCAAGTAAGGAACCTTCGTTCCCATCTGCCGCTAGCAAGGTTTCGTTATCTACCGAGACAACTGCATAATCTTTAACACGGGTTACAACAAACTCCGCTAAGCTTGTTCCGCTCCGATTATTCTGCGCAGTTTGAAACGTAGCACTACGTCCATTAGTCAAGCCATACTCGACTGCAAACGTAGCATTCTTTCCTGGAAATTTTGTATTCTTAGGAATCATGGCTAACAGAGGGTTATTCTGGTAGACCATATTTTCGACCTTCTTATACGGATACATGTGTTTCATGGCCGCATCGAAGTTCGTTAAATTAAAAGACGCCATAGCTGTCTTTCCTTTCTAATTTAAGTGAACAGTTTACCCTTCCAGAACTCATGAATCTCGTCATCGGACATATCCTCTGCCGGAGTCTTGGTTGGTTGGGTTTGTAATGTATTGGACAATGTAACTTGCGACCGTCTGCCCTTATTCGATGCGTCTAATCCGTGATATTTTTCAAATTTTGCTATAATGGCTGGGTCGTTAAAGATACTACTTTCTTTTTCGATCAAACCATCTTCAATCATTTTAGCTGCTTCTGAAAAGCTGAGTTCTATTCCAGTTTTTTGGTGATATGCTGCAATGCCTTGCCCGATATCTTCGGCAGAGCACTGTTCTTTTGCCAGGGGATAGTCATCTGTTGACTTCATGAATTTATCAATTTTCGAGTAGTATTCTTTTATAGCCACTTGTTGCTCGGCAGCGTTAGATCTTTGTGCTGTTTCTTGGTCTCTTCTTTGTAATTCTTCTTTCAGCTCCTGTACTTGTCGTTCCGTTTGAGAAAGCCTTGTTCCATCAGAAGGCTCATTTACTCCTGTGGAAATTCTGTTGGTCCAGTCAGAGAAAAACTCCATAGGATCAATGCCCTGTTTTTCTAAGAACCCTTCAGGGTCTTTCAGGAACGATGCCCTTAACTCGTCAGAAGAGGTTAGGTTCGCTTCTTTAACGGCAATCTCTTGTTCCCGCCTTTTTATTTCGATCTCTTTTTTTCGTTGCTGCCTATCCTTCTTTACCTTAGCAGACCAAGTGGCCTCTTCTTTCTCTTCCTTCTCCTCTTCTCCTGATTCTCCTGATTTTTCCTTGGGAGTAACAGGCTCCTCTATGTCATCTCCGAACAGATTGAAATTTGGTAGTTCTGGATCTTCGCTTATCCCCGGAACATAATCCGAGTCTACTGCTTCTGATGCTTCTTCTGATGTTGCTTCTTCCGACATTGCTGCTTCTGACATCTATAACCCCATAGGTGTTGCTCCACCAGGCGGCGGCGGTAATCCAGGGGGTCCTGGAGGCATTGGTGGTCCTGGGGGTATTGGTCCCGGCGGTAATCCCGGTGGCATTCCGGGTGGTCCAGGCTGCATCCCCATTCCCATCATTGCTTCCGGTGGCATTCCTGGAGGCATTGGCGGTCCTGCTGGTGGTTGTGGTGTTTGTGCTTTCTCCAACAAAGAGACAGCCTGTGCAATCCATCGACGCAAAAGCTCTAACCTCTTCTCTGGAACTCCTTCTAGCTTACCTAAATTATATGATTGCTGAACACGCTCAATAGCGGCGTCACTAAGGCTGTAAGGCTCTGGTGGCGTGTATTTGTTCTTATCGATCATACTATCAATCATCTGATCGATTAGCTCTACATGGGCATTTTTAAGCCTATTAGCCCTATCTAGGTCTGGGAAGTCCAATAACTGATGGGCTTCTTCTTTTGTAAACATACCATTCATGTGCATTTCAGTGATACTTGCAAGCTTCGCTGCCGGTGTCTGAGGAAGAGAACCAATCGGCTGAATACGCATAATGTATTCATCCTCTTTCATATCAACATCGGCCCACTCGATTTTTTCAACCCCTGAATTAGGAGTGAAGCTGATTGATAGATACTTTTCGCCGTCTTCAGTAGCGTCTTTTACTAGTGCTATTAATTGTCGAGAAACGTCTATAAAGACATTCTCATACGCTTGTCCTACGACCATAAACCTCTCTGATTCAATGTCGGAGAACTCCCTTAGTGCTCGCCCAGATTCTAGGCCAACAGGCTTCTTGCTTTGTGCTGACAGTTGAGAAATCCCCGTCATCTCATACGCTTGGTTTACAAGCCTATCAAGATGCTGAAACATCTCACCAGAAACAGAGCGAGGTATAAAGAATTGCGGCGGCGTTCCTCTATACCTGATTGCCCCAAACACCCTGTTGTTAAGGTGGGCATTAACAACCTTACTTGTTTCTTCGATAAAGACTTTAGGGGTAGCCAGGTGCATTTGCTCTTGGATCTGAGCAAGAAGCTTATTCACCTCTACCTGGATACCTTTTACTTCTTTAGCTAGGCCATCCCCCCAGAACGAGATTGGCGAGTCTGTCCATCTGACAAATATAAAGGGGAAGTAATCCTTGTCGTATTCCTCATCTAAAAGAGTAGCATTGGCGATAGATATAACATGCCTGCCGTCATTGGATTCAGGACCAGAAGGCAGATGCCACGCCTCATGGCACTTTATGAGGTCTGAATACTTAGTTTCTTCGCCGCTACTGTCGTCAATCCCTTCGACAGCCTCAAGTATTTGATTTTTCTGCTTTGGAAACTTTGCTGCCAACACATGGCGGGAGACCATCTTGGTCTGAAAGATCTGGCGTGGATCGCCGTGGGTAGCTTCAGCACCATCAACAGTAAGTTCAACCATCGGGATTCTCTCTAGCTTGGTCCTCCCGTGCTCCATTAAAACCTTAACGACTCCCGTACCAACAATACAGGCGTCAAGAAACGCCTTCTGGGTCACCTGATAAGCCTTGGTTGAGTAAATCTGTCCTTGAATGAACTTGTCGAGGTTCTTTGCCTTGTTTCGTTGAGACCAGTCTCCTCCCGAGGTCAGGAATGAGATCCCAGGGCGATGTTTTGCTATCTTAGCAGTAGCTGCCTGACAAAGAGAATGTACGATATTAAAAGTTAGTCTTGGCCTATTGTTTCTATACTTAAAGGAGTCACCTGAGTTATGAAGAGGGCGACCTCCATATAGGCCCATATATATATTTAGGTCGTCATAAAAACTACTCTGATCATCCCTAAGTACGGTAACATATTTATCTATAGCTGCATGGGGATCTTTTTTCCCCTGCCACCAGAACACGTCGTCGTAAATGCCGTACATTATGAGTTTGCACTCCAGTATAACATTTCCTCATCAAAAGACACTTGATTGCTTGAGGATATGTTGATGTTTTCATTCTCGTCAGGGTCAGTTACTTGCCCCTTATCATAGTTATCCATAGAAAACCCTGAATTTGCAATAGAAACCGCATTATCTTGTTGTTTATGTGTAGAATCTGCGGGAGTAACTATCTCGATCTTAATGCCATCTGTCTCATAACTGGTGACTCCAAACTGGGTTAGGATCTCTAAAAGCTTACGTAGTTTCCTGGGGTCTTGCGCCATGTCGTACATCCTTGCTATCAAGCTAACTGTTTAATTTAATTAAAGAAGGCATCTGAATTTGTATACCCAACCCCCCATAAATTCTCATCATGGCCGCTCTCTTCTGCTTCCTGTTGCAGTAGTCGGGCTTCTATGTTGTCCTCTAGCCTCTTGTAGTATTCATCTGTGCCAAATTTCGGAGGTTTCGCCTTTGCTTCATAGAGAAAGTGCCGGGATTCCATCCATGTATATAGAGCCGCATCACTCAAGTGATTATCGAAACGCCTGTCTTCAGCCGTCCCTGCTAGATTAAACTGTAGTTTATCCCATTCATCAAGCAGCAACGAGCCTCTCTTGACTTTGATTAACCCCCTGGACAAGTCAGCATTCATCAGAGTTATAAGGCCAACCTTGTCTCCGCTTTTCTTCGCTGGATAAATGGGCAGAGAAGTCCTTTCTTTGAAAGTCTCTAGAACCATCCTACTGGCACCCCCACCAGTATCGACAACGATCTTGTTGAATCTAAATCGCTCCTGATATTCTTTGATAAGATCCTCTACGTCAGACGTAAGCATTTCCTTCTTCTTGTATTCCTCGATAATGAAAAGCTCTTCACAGTCCTCAGAGAAGGCAGCCACGATAAAAGCTGTCGGGTCATGGTAACCTAAATCTACTGCCAACAGGTACTCCCAAAAACAATCCTCTGGCAGCTCGCTGTAGATGTTTGCTTCTGAATATCTGTAAACAATCGATCGGTCATCTTTTACCCACAGCCCCTCATACTCTCGCTTGTAGGATGGTTCAGTAGGGTCAAGGATACCTGCCCTGACATCACGCTGAATAGCTCTAACAGCCTGCGTCATGTAAGGGTTGTCTTTGATGGACCACTTATGAACCGCATAGCCATATTTCTCTAGTTCGGTAATGTCGAAGAAGAAACCAGCGCATATTTCATTGGGTGTGCTAATCATAGCCAATGTGCCGTCAGAGTCTAAAAGAGCAGGGCTAAGAACGTCGCGAACTAGCTCCTTGACGTTCACGTTAAAGAAAGCGGCTTCATCAAGCACTGCCAGGGAAAAGGCCGCACCACGAAGCTTATCTACGTCTGAGGAGTCATTGGCTCCAGTAAATATAATCTCTGAACCATTAGGGAACTTTGCTATCAAGCTAGCATTGTTGAACCTGATGCCGAGGCGGTACTGCTTATCGGCCTGCTTTAGCATATTCCAGAGAATACGTTTCGCGGCTTCTCGAGTTCGGGCGATATAAACACACAGAGTCTCGGGGCTATCAAGGGCCTCCTGAATAAGATACCTCGAGACTGCAAAAGACTTTCCGGCTCGTCGAGTGCATAAGGCTGCTTTTCGCTTAGAAGGGTCGTTAATAAAGTCTAGCTGTTGAGGGAACAGGTGACGCTTAAAGTTAAGAGTGATGTCTGACGTATTACGGACTACTCTTGTCTTTTCAGGAATTCCAAAACGGCCAACAGTAGCCTCTAGCACCTCTCGCCCAGACAACGCGAGACTAGGCTTGCGCATTAACGCTTGGCGTCTAGCTTTCGTCTGTGGAGTTAGCTTCTGTTTCGCCATGTAACTTATCCACCAGTACGGGCAAATAGAGGGAGTTAAACTTAAGCCCCCACTTCTTTCTTAGGTTATACTTCTGACACCAGAAAGACCAAAAAGCTGTAGGTACAGTCTCTTTACCAGGAAACTGTTTCTGCATAAGCTGCTTCCCTATCTTATGGTTTCTTAGCTTCTTTTTCACAAAAACATAAAGAAGGACTGGAGTTCCAAACTCCTCAGAGTAAGACAACCAGCCAAGAATATGGTCTTCATCCTCATCTGAACACGCAACCAGGATGGTTCTGCCATGAACGCAGCTATCAATAACTGAGCGCGTTGTTCTTTGGACCCCTGGAACACTGTGGTCGATCGAAGACAGCCAGGAGTGATAAACAAAGTCTTCATCGAGAGGCTTGTAGTCTCTAATCTTTATCATTGCTTCCTTTTAGTCTTCTTTGCTGTACCCCTTGGGAGTTCTTCTTGGCCAAAATGTTTCCTTCTCAGCTATCATGCCTTCTTGTTGCTTGATGCGAGGCCCTCCCGAAGTGTTTTACGCGCCAGCGCACGAAGTTCATCGTCAGTCATCGAACCAAGAGCATCAGTCTTAAGCTCCTTTTCGATGCCAATCAGCTTCTTGAGGCCATCATAACAAAGGTCGAGAGTCTTCAGGTCCTGCTGGGAGAGGTCGTCCTCATTGTCGATCTTAGTGCGGAGTCCTTCAATTTGCTTCCGAGTAATCATGTACAGGTCATGGAGTAACTTGTGATTATCCGCATTTTGATAGACCGTTATCGTGTGGTCTTTCGCCATTTATAAGCCTAGAATCCTCCTTTTCAACAAACCCTGTCAAGCGAAAAGCGACATGCCCTACCTAACAATATCAAGCACTTACAAAAATATTTGACAGAGGGGTAAGAGATAGTACATAGTCTCTTTATCCCCTCTAGACAGTAATACATCACACCTAGTTCTGACTAACTATAAATCGTCACCAGCCTCCAAATCGACCAAAAATTCATAGAGGGTTATTCCATATTAGTATTAAAGATTAAACCAGGGGTACCCCCCCCGTAGTCCTCGGCTAAAGTATATATGTTCGCGAGAAGAAATAAAAAAAAACGTGTCAAGCATATATGTTTGCGAGCGACTCAAGCGGCGATGCAGTAAAGAAAGTGACCTAGGCCCCTTGAGACCCAGGCTAATGAGTGACATAAGGTCATGTATATACAAGTTACTCCGACGCAATAATACCCACCCACATTACCTAAGTCCCTGATTTCTCGTTGGTTAGTGCCTTACCCTAGACACACCTCAGATACACCTTGGCACAAGTGCAACACACTATCCTGCCTTATACTTAGCGATAAGCCTACTTATTCCATATGTTTTCGCTAGATATAGCCCTGTACTACTGTTTTTTTATGCACCTATTTGTGGAATTGACTGGACAAAGCCACGAGGATAGGGTATTAGTAGTACATATTCCGGTTGGGAGACCGAAGCACTAGAGAGGTAAGACATGATTAAGACATTAGTAAAATTATTCAGGCGGTCGGAGGATATCCGAGGCACTGTGACTGCAGCGCAGGCGATGGCCTACGTAGAGTCTTGTTCTGATAGCTATGATAACTTCAAGTCCATTGACGCTGTTAAGCATGATGATGGGGAGCTTATTGTTTGGAACGTTTCGGCTCGATTAACAACTGAGTCGGGCGTGTCTAAAGTTATTGAATTCCATGTCTGGTGCCCTGGTGTCGGAGAACATGGCTGCAACGAGGCTGGCATTTACGGCGAATGGTAGCCCGTGACTAACCTTGGTTGGGAGACCAAGGAGGAGGTAAGACGATGGATTATTTTAAATGTGAACGCTGTAACACGAGAACCCATTTTGAAGAGAACTTCTTTACTGTCGCTGATAGTACCGAGAAGCTGCGGCACCTTGTCCCCGATGGCGATGGTAGCATGGTTACTTTCTATCATCAGCCATACGGTCGGGACTATACAACGCCCGCAGAGTGCGTCTGCTTCGAATGCGGACTAGCCGCTACCACAGGGGCAGTGTTGCGAAAATTGCAGCCTCATGCGGGGCTATGGGAGAAAAGGACCTACTATCCTGGCGGCCAACTCAAGAGTCAGATGTCTTATAAGGACGACAAAAGGCACGGTCTGGCCATCCACTGGCATTGTGACGGAAAGAAAGAGATTGAGTCCACTTTTGTCAACAACAAGCTTCATGGCTTGCAAACCATGTGGTGCAATATTAGTGGCAAAAAAACCGAAGCCTCGTGGGTTAACAGCAAGCTTCATGGCCCAGCTACCACTTGGCATAGGTGCGGTACTATTGCAGACGAGAGCTACTACCTTCGTGGCGAGGAGGTTAGCGAGTACACTTATAATTCTGAGGTAAGACGATGATTGAAGCATTTAACGATACAATGACCTTTAAGGAAGCATTATGAAAATAACAGAGATACAAGTGTACAACCTTACCATCCATCCCGACAACCCAATCTATTCCGCTGACATAGCCATAGACAACAGTTTGCTCCTCCAGGGTGATTTCAGAAGCCGTTACCGCCCTAATCATCCCCTTTTTCGACTACAGCATAATATCGTAGCTGCGTGGTCCATCCCACACTCTGGCGAAGCATCCTGGGAAAATGACGGGGAACCAAACGAAACACAGGACTACGCGCACGAGAATTACGACGCTGAAGAACTAGCCGAAAAACTCGGCGCACTAGAGAAGGTCCAGGATTTAATAGACCGCAAGGTCTTTGAAGACTAGCCAACACCACACACACAAAGGATTACACTGTGATTATTTTACAACCCTATCTAAAAGGCAGAGGCCCAACGTTACACGTTGACCTACTTAAAGGCATTATGACCGCTCACTTTCCCCTTGGAACTCAGCTTGAAGCCTTCGAATGGAACCCCGAGGACTATAACCCAGGGTTGGGGGCGAGTACTGATTTGCAGGAAATTAACGAAATTCTATCTTTTGCCATTGCCTATGCCGACAACCCTGAAGAATTCGAGCGAGAACCAACCGACCTAGAACAAATTGCTAGCCCCTTTTGGATAGAGCATGGAGATTCTTTCATGCTCGAAACGTTAGCGGAGCATGGCGACGCCTTCATTTCTGAAGCCTTAGCGGAGCATGAAGCTAAGAGCCTAAAGAAACAGTAACCAACAAATAAAGGATACACGCTATGAGCTATTTCTATAAAATAAAACACCACGAGGAGGAGTTCCACTGCCATATTTGCGGGGCGCCGGTTGATGTTGGACACACGGCCCTGATGGTCGAGTGTAAAATAAGAGACTCCGAATTCCCTATATGTTCCACTGAATGTGATAAACGCGATTTAAGAGAATGGCAAAGTGAGAACGAGCCAGGTTGGGGTAGTATTGATGACTACCACTGTTACGCGCACCAATAACCACCAACAAAACATACCCCATTACCTAGCCTGCTTCTCGCGGGCTATTTTGGTGTAAACGCCATAAACGCTTGGTTGGGAGACTAAGTAAAAAGGAGGTAAGCAAGATGAAAGTCACAGAAGTGCAGGTTTTTGATTACAGCAAGATATATGCGAACGGCCAAACTGCCTATTCTGCAAATGTCGCCATAGATGACAGTTTCATGGTGCAATGGTGCACCGATATCGGGTGGACTATTCCTCATTCTGATGAGGCCTGTTGGTGTGACGGTAAAGCGCAGGATTACGCACATAAGAATTATGATGCGCAAGACCTAGCCGAGAAGCTGGGAATACCGGAAATAATTCAAGACTTTATTAATCGAGGAGTTTTTGAAAATGAGTAACCTGACAGTGCAACTCACGGGCAAAGCGAAGGACGAATATATCTCTAAACGCTTCCCAAAAGAGCAACCAAAAAACCAAAAGACGAAAAAATTCAAACAGGAACGTATCGATATCGACGGTTATTCCCGCGAACTAGGGAAAGCGACTAAGGAAGCCTTTCGGCACATTGCTTGGCTGCAAAAGTCTCAAAGCAACCACCAGACGTTAGAACATAGACTTGCCGATTTTAAGGGCATGAACGTAGGGCATACTTGGAAAAGGCTGCGCTTAATAGAGGGTTTTATTTCAGGGTTATCTAAAAGTGAGTCAACCGTGGATATAGGAAACCTTGGTTACATGACCGAATGGTACGTGAAAAGTAGAATGTGCGGGGGTTATTTTCGCCGGTTCTATCTGAACGGCTACCGAAAAAAGGCCCGACTGCTATTAAAGGATGCAACTCATTCGTGCGATGTCAGAGATATAAGGGACGCTCGAAAAGCTCTTAAAGACCTGTCCGAAGTAAGACGGCTAGTTACTATCGCGCTTGAATTAGAGAAAACAGAACGAGGATATTAGCCTTTACTGAGCTAAGAAGGAAAAATCCGTTATGACAAAAACACTCGATAACATGATTCAGTCGGAGCTAGATAATTACTATTTAGATTCCGAAGGGGACTATATCTCGGAATTCGACACATTCCTCCCCGACAGCTATGCAGGAAACCAAGCGCGATGGCATGAAGCGATAAAGGCAGCGGTAGGGGACTCGGTAAAACTCTCCGACAATGACCTTGAAGCCATTGTTGATGAGATGTGCCAATGGGGCAATCTTTACATAAGAGAAATTCGTTACACGATGTCTTATCGGAGAGATAAAGATTTTGAGGCATTCGAGATTGGAGAGTTAGAAATCCAACTACCCGACGATTTAGACTCTTATGAGTCGGATGAGTTCCATATCCAAAAAATGGGAAACACACACTTTGCATATGCTCTTTGTGATGAGGTGATTACTTATAGCGTGGACAAAGAGGAGGTTATTGAATTCCTTAAATCAAAGCAAGCAGAATGACTATCTGTTGAATAGTGAAACACTAACAAGGATTAAAATTATGGATGTAAAAATAGCAACACACTACTTTCCGTGCGGGCAGCTACAGCGAAAAACTCATTGGAGGGACGGAAAACGTCACGGGGTGTCAGATATCTATTATCAAAACGGCTCCAAAAAACAAGCTGAGTTCTGGATTGACGGAAAACCGCATGGTGTATGGAAACATTATTCCGAGAGTGGTGAAATGGAACAGCGGTTTGTTTTCTTTCACGGGGTTGAACAGTTTGGGGAAGCGTTCGAATATTTGGGGCAACTAGACGAAGCCCTAAAGAAGTTAAGGGACGATTTAATCCCAATAGTTCTAAACAGGACAAAGGCCCAACGTGAGTTTTCTTCGTTACTAGGAAGCATTAACGAAGTTATTGATAAGAAAGCAAATGAATTACTTGAGTGTTCCGGTCTTTGGATGTCTTGGGAAGAAGTGGAAGAGCGGGATACCGCAGAGATTTATTAATGAGTAAAGGTAAAGACGAAAGGAGAACTAGGAACATGACAAAGAAGCACAACGAGAACATAGAAAGAATACAGCTAGACTCACTAGGGAAAGCAAAGGCTAAAGAAGAGAACAAGACAAAGATGATTACTGATCAGCTATTGGAGATGATTTACTCGATAACATTAAGCTCTTTGTTTAACTGCGATGGTGATTTTAGATCTGACGCGCTCTATGAAATCCAATGCATCATTGAAGACCAATTCGAAAACGAAGTACTGAGGGAAGCTATAGAGAACGGGCAACCCATGACGCGATATCTAGACGCAATCCAAGGAATGCTAAGTTTTCATGGGTGGCAAGCGGGGTGTACACCCAAAGAAGGGAGTTCTGAGCAAATTTTATTAACCAGAGGGGCAGCGGCTAAGAAGAAATTCTTGGAGAACAGAAAGAAGGAATTTAGCGATGAATAGCGAAATTGTACAAAGCCTAGATGTTAAAGAAGAGAACAAGGCGAAGATGATTACTGAGAAGATAAAGCTCCTATACCTGGAATTAAAGGCGGCACACGAAGAGGCTGAATCAAAGGCACAAGAAGCAAAAGCAATGAAAGACAAATGCAACACATGCTTTGAAGCTAAAACTTTAATTGATGCACTACTGATTGAGATTAGTAGAGGAGATAATCAATACGATGACATGAGAAGTTCGATACTGTCTGACGTTTACTCGATTATTCA